CGATCATCCGAAGAAATGTCCTCACCGTTCTCAATCTTCAACAACGCATCAGCAAGAGCATCAGCGTCAACGTTCGCCCGCTGTGCAATCTTGTCCAACCCGCGCATCGAAGCCGTGCCATTAGTGGCCGTATAAGCCGGCATAGGCGTGAGGCTAACTTCGTGGAGTCTGACAGACTTCAGAACACGTTCAGTTCCTTCACTGTTCCACGAATCGCCACCACGGGCAGGCATTGAGAACCCAAACGAGAACCCAGACAAATCGCCACGCTTCACCAAGACAGCAACGTCACGCCCAGTGCTGGTCGGTGCGATGGAAGCAGAAATCTTTAGGCCACGCTCATCCTCAGCAAGAGTCAAAGTTCCTGCCCGGCGTGATGCTAAGACCGCGCTCGTGTCGTGGTTATACAAAAGAAAAACATTGTTGCGAGAATCCAAAGTTTTTCTGAAAGCCCCCGGCTGAATCGTTTCCGTAAACCCGCCCAAGTTTTCACTGCGAGAGTTAAACAACGCCGCGTAACCCTCCAAGTGCATACCATCGGCATCCTCACGCACCTCAAACCCATCAACCTGAAACAGTCGTGTTTCTAACTTGCTCAACGCTTCGCCCTTCGCTCGGCCCTCATTTTCTTCTTTAAGTCTACCAACGACACCATCCGCGTAAGCCAGAGCGCGTTGCGCACTACGCTTCGAACCGCCACCACCCCACAACGCCATCGCCACAGCACCCGGCCCAGGATAGTTGTCGTCACCCGGAGTGTTAGCCGGCGCATCCATATCAACAAGGTGACGGGCAATCCACGCGCGAGTGCGAACCCACTTGTCAGCCGTGACGTTACCTTCAGCCATCGCACGCGCCTCACGAATAGTGCGATCCACAACACCATCACCCGACAGCCCTTCACGATGCCATTCCAGGCCACGGCGAGCGCTCGCCCTCATATACGCCGGCGGGCTCAAATCAACCTGCCGGGCCTCCAAGCTTCTCGTAGATCGTGGGTGCCCCTCGGGGAGCAAATCGTTATCGCCAACATACGCAGCGTTCTCAGGGCGCCCATTACGGAGCAAATACAGGTAAGCGTTCACCCGTGCCATAGACCATGCAGCCCTACTAATCCCAGGCCGGTGAGAAGTCGAATACGCGCCCGACCCACGCCGGTACACAGTGGCAAGTTGCCCATACGTGGTGCGAGTGTAATCCGGTTTCCCGGCCTCCTCCATCGCCTCATTATGTTCAGAAACTTTATTGCGTAACGCCGTTTCCGTGGCCTCAGAAAACTCAATATCCCCACCAGGGCCCGCAGCGGAACCCGGCTCGTTCACATCGGAGCCCTCAATCTGATCCTCTTTCGGTGCCGGTTCAGAAGGCAACTCATCCCGAGTCTCGTCCTTCGGCTCCCAGGCGTTGCAGTAGTAACCGCCCTGAACGTACTCTTCCCACTTCTCACAGAAAGCGCGACCCTCATCGTCCAGGTTGTCCTCGTTGAAGAAAATACAGTTGCCGCAAGCGCGACCCTCCGGCACATCATCCGCCGTGGCAGGCCGGTAGTTCTCGGGCAGGTCACGCTGATACTTCTTCTTGTAGTTGCGCTCGCCCTCAAACGTGGAACCCTCCGCCTCAGCAATCGCCAAACCCTGATCTATCGCATCCTGTTTCGTGGTGTGGCAACCCATCACCTCACCGTCATCCTTCACGGTAGCCCAACCATCACAGCCCTCAGCCGTGTCAGAAATGAAATACGGGGCCATTAGTCCTGTTTCCTAATATCCAACACGCTTGCCACAGTCGCAGTGTGATTAGACACCGCAAAAAGACGATCCTCTGGCCCCAAGTTCATCGTAGAAGTTTCATTAGGCCCAAGCCGGAAACCCGTAGCCGTACTGACAGCCGACCCGCCAAGAAAAAGAATGTGCGCGTTGTCATTGTTGTTGTTGTGAACGTGAACCTCGTGAGGCTGATTATCGTGACCAACAATCTCCACAACAGCAGTCCCCACAGTCACCTGTCTATGCTCAATCGGCATTATTGCACCTCGTAAACAGCACCAGGGTTCTCAGGGTCAACCTGCGCCACCGGCTGCAACTGTGTCGAAGCCAAACCAGTATGAGCAATCGGGTCAAGCCCAACCGCCGACAAAGACTCCGCAGGATCATAACCAGACAACACAAGAATCTGCGCCATACGAACACGCTTCTCATCAGCCACAAGGTCAGCACCGTCAATGTTGATATTCGCTAACGGCACCCGCACATTACTTGCAGCCGCATCGTCAATGTCGCTCATGTCCTCGAGTCGGCGCACATCGTTGATGGACATGACACCAGCTTGAATCATCGTGGAATAAGCAGAAGTTCTTGCCTGTATATCGGCGCGAGCGAGTCCGTCAAGATTCCATTTTACAAAAGCTGTTTCCCCACCAGGGTAACGAGTCATCAAAGGCGAGAACGCATCCTCAAGTTTCTGAACGATAGGTCGCAAAGTGTGAGTGATGAACTGAATATTGTTTTGCTCAACCGAAGCGTAAGTCGTAGTCCCAGGAATGTTCAACATATTTGCGGGGATATTGAAAGCGCGGGCCACATCCTCCACAGCGAATCTGCGGGCCTCAATACTCTGCGAGGACTCAGGGTCAATCTGCGTGGTTTTGAACTTCGCACCACCCGACAGAATGCCTGTACGGTGCCCTCTACGCCAACCCCTGTGAGCGTTGTCGAAACTGTTACGTAAGTTTTCGGCCTGCTCTTTGGTCAGGTTTGAATCCACCTCAATGACACCCGAAAGGTTGGTGCCATTACCGAAGAACGTGGAAGCGAACTTCTCCAACGCCAACGCGAGCCCAAAGTTTTCTTTCAAAGCCTCCACACGCGAAACACCACGGATAGTGCCAGGGCGCAACACGTCAGGAATGAAAATCACTTCCTCCTGCGAAAGCACCTTCCCCTCACCCTCAACAGTGAACGTCAACGTGCCCCGAGGAGTGCGCTTCACCTCAACAGCGCGAGGGTTTAGCACCACCAGGTTCACAACCTCACCAGCACGGTTCGAGAACACGCGAATGAAAGCGTTACCGTCAAGCATCAAAGACACAATGACCGAGTTATAGAACGCCACCCGAGGCAACGCAATGTCCGGCTTCTCAACCCATGAAGGCTTAGGTCGGAACGCACGCCTCTGACCGTCAATACGGATGAAACAATCCAAAGGCAAGGTGCTAATCGTGTCAGCGATAAGCGACACGGCAGAATAAACCGCGTTCACCTGGAACACAGTCTTGGAATCAATCGCAGTGTCCGACAGGTTCCCGAACGCTAGATCGTCACCGGCCTCGAAAATTGTTTGAAACGAAACGGCCCGCTGCTCAAAAAGTCTATTCAGCACTTATTATTTCCCCAACGCGAATCCGGTAATCAACAAAAACAGCCCACCAACAACCAACCCGGCAGGAACACTCAGCAACAACACGCCCACTGTAATTCCGGCCATACCCGCAACCTGCAAAACCGTAGCCATCAGACCCCTAACCAAAAAACTCGGGCACAACCGTTTCTTCTATCTTACCGGAGGCCCGGTCAACCGCCAGAATCGCGGCTACACATGCATCAATTTTTCTGGGGCTCGAGGGGGACTCCTTCTTGATGTGAGGGCCGGCAGGAGTCAACTTGATAGCCGTGTTACTTATGTGGCGGGCAAGCAACGGATCGCCGTCATGGATTAGGCGCTTCTCGGCCACAGCATCAAAGAACCCGGCACACGCCTTTATCATTCGTTGCGGGGACTGCGGAAACGCCACCACCGGCAACCCCTGATTCTCCAGAAACTCCATCGAGCGTTGCCAACGGAACGGGTCGCACGCGATCTCCTTCACATTATGTTTCTGACAGAAATCCAAAACTGTTTGCTCAACCTCCCCAATGTCCACCCGCCACTCAGGGCCGTCATGCTCCAAATCCTTCTCCCACGCCTTCACCATAAACACCTTCACCGGCTCATCACCTCTGGGAACCACAGCACCCACAATCACCGAAGCATCACCGTTATACGAACCGTCAAACCCGAGCACAATCTCATCATCCGAGGTTAGGTTTACCTCACCAGCGCACTCATCCCACGACCCGGCAGGCAACCACGTTTCCACACTCGACACCCACTGATTGCAACGCTTGATT